ATATGCTCAAGCGCGATTGTTGCGTCTGCGCCAGCGTCACCGACTGCCTTTGAAACCTCAAGGGCGGTTGCGGCTACAATATCAACCCCGCCCGCTGTCGTGCCAAGTTTGAAGTTTGCGGAAGCTGCGCCAGCGGTATCAGTAGCTTCTGTATATACAGCGTTTACCTTTACAACCTTTGCATCAGTCGGGAAGTCGGCAAAAAGCACATCATCCACCGTAGTACCAGAACCGTTGTCAATATTGAAAGTTACAGAGCGGAGCGACAAATAACGCTGATTACCGCGTGCAACATAGGGGAAGTTTTGATTACTCATTTCGTTTTTCCTTTTGCATACCCCCCGCCCATTACAGGCGGGGGTTCATGTCAGTCATCGGATATGGTGATTACACACCAACGTTGTAAAGGATCGCGCTTGCTTCCGCGTCACGATAAGCCAAGCCGTAGCGCATCAAGGCGACGATTTCCCAAGCATCAGCGTTTGCAATGCGGGTTGTTTCCATCGTCATGCGGCGTTTGTAGGCCTGTCTCCACTGATCCCAACGAACGGCTACAACTGAACCAGTCGTGTTGTTGGGTGTCGTATCTACATCAACCTTACCGGCGGTGTTCGCTTTGCGGGCGGCACTTGCGCGGTGCATCTGGAAGGAAGCGATAACAGGCACGTTATACATGCTCTGAATAAAGCCATTTTCCAAAGCGGCGGGGTTGAAGGTGTCGCGGGTCTTGAGTTCGGGAAGTTGCGGCAACTTGTAGTAAGTATTGCCATCAACAATGAACGCAACCTTAGACGGGTCTGCGCCTGCAATACCAGCCGTTCCCATCAACTGCAAGGTCTTGAGGAAGTCCTCAACAGTCAAAGCGCCGGAAGCCGAAAGGCTATTGGCGGTGTTGGTAACGAGCGGCAGTTTGCGGAAGCCGTCGAAGAGCAGGAAGGTGTCGGTGCTTGCGGGAGTACCTGCAATATCATTGATGTTCTTGTTCGCGCTGGTCTCAACGTCACCGTCGATAATTACGCTTTCAAGGATTTCCGCACCACTTACGGCCAATTGCATCCGAAGCTGGGGAACGAAGCGGATTAATGAATCTTCTGTCAGTTCGCCAGTATAAAGAACGCGTGAGCCAAGTTTGCCGACTGAAATGCTCTTGCTGGCGGTTGCCATCTGGGAAGCGGTAACAGTCGCGGCAGGTACTTTCAGGGTCGCATCAGAAGCCGAAGCCTCTGCAATCTTGTACCAACTCATGTCAGTTGATTCAAGCGGCCAACTCTTTGAGGAGTAGCCATCAGGGATTACGTCAGCGGGGATGTTCTTTGCAACATTATTGTCGGCGCGGATTTGCTCCCAAATCTGGTTAGAGTAAGCAGTACCCACCCAATCAGAACCGATAAGCGAACCGCCGGAATACATCGGGTCAGTTGATGCTTTAATAGCGGCATCAACGGCTTCTACGTTCGGTTCAATGTGGGTCTTTGTGCCACGTTTGAAGGCACTTTTGACGTACTCAATGCCCTCGGCCTGTTCACGGCTTGAGGCTTTGTCAGCGTCGAGCTTTGCAATTCTGCGGGATAGTGCTTTGAAAGCAGAGCCGTTCTGTTGCAAGCCGTCAGCCTTACCAGTCGCAATCATCTGTCCTTTGGTTTCGATCAACAAGGACAAATCGGAAGCGTCAAGGCCGTCATACTTCCATTCGTCATGGTACTTGGTAGCATACGGGGCTTGGCCGAATTCAGGGCGACGGTTGGCAGCTTCCTGCCGTTCGCGTTCTGCTTTGACTGCTTCAGCAATCGCGGCTTCGGTTTCTTCCTTGCGTGCGGCTTCGTTCTTTTCTTCCTCAATTGCAAGGGCTTTAGCGGCGGCGGCTTTGGCGGCGAAACCGTCAAGCTGTGCAGTGAGTTCTTTGAGTTCTTTCAACTCAGCGGTGTCAAGTTCATCCTGTCCATTCAGAACTGCGACACGTTTTACAATATCTTTATGTTCCATTATATTTCTCCTAATAGTTTTGTTGCTTCTTGTTTTGCTTTTTCGACCTCTGCACGATGTTTCGCCATATCAGCCTGAGCATCGCCAGTAGTGTCCATATCAGGGAATTGCATTCCTGCA